GAGGACAGTGATGCCACTACGTAAAGGCGGGTCGGATGCAATCATCCGCGCCAACATCAGAGAGCTAATCAAAGGTGGTCGCAAGCAAAGCGAGGCCGTTGCTATGGCCATGCAGAAGGCAGGCAAGAAGAAACCCACGAAGAAAGACTTCAGGAAGCAGGCAGCATTGCGCTTACGCAAAGGCATGAAAGCCTAGTAAATAATTTCCTATTGACACACATATCATGGCATGTAATCGTCTCCTCTTATGAACATAATCGAAGTACTAAAAGAGGTAGGCTATCCTGCCATAGGCAAGATTGTCGGCACCGAGAAGATTGGGAATCTCCCGTGTCCTGTTGTCCCCCACAAGAACCAGACCAGTAACACCGGCCCTGCTATGGTGTACCCGCCGGGCTGTGATAACCCTAGTGACCCTGGGTCACTGACTTGTCGCAACTGCGAGCAGAGTTGGGGCACGTTGAAACTGGCCGAAGAGTTGGCCGTCACTAGCGAGGTGCTGGCTGGCAGGGAGAGGTACGTTCCACCGCGTGCCAGTTCGGTACAGCGTAAGAAGGCAGCCCGCCCTGTTGAGCCTGTTGAGATCCACGATGTGTGGATCAAGGCACAGGCGACAACCCCGCAGAGTAGGCTGGCCTTTGAATACTTCAAGCGCAGGTGGCGTAGTGCTGAGTTGGCTGACATGGCCACTCAACATGTTGGGTGGACCAGCGGTCTCAAGCAAGACTATTGGACGAGGCACAAGGAGCACTTGCTCTTTGTTCCACTGTACGATGTTCATGGTTCAGTAGTCAGCGGAGTCAGGCGCTTTGTTGGTCGAGGTAAGACCAAGATCAAATCATTGCGTGTCTCCAATGAGGCCGTTGGTCTTCCGTCTGGTACACCTGTGTGGTTCGGTGACCCACCTCCTGCCGCTGCTAACTATGCCAAGGACAAGGTGCTCTACATCGCAGAGGGTGAGATAGACACGCTGCTCCTGATGTGTATGCGTGAGGCAGGGTTCATTGAGGGTGGGGTGCTCGGCTTCCAAGGTGGCGTTGGTCCCAAGTGGTGGGACGAGACAGCCAGCCTACTAACAGAGCCGCCGGCATCGGTTGTTATGGTCATGGACTCTGATGCAGCAGGGGATAGGTATTGGCAGCGCTCTGCTCAATCATTCCCTAACGCGGAGAGGGCCGTTCTCCCTGACTTCTCTGACCTCACCGACTGCGTGTCCCGCTTCGGCACAAGGGAGGGTGTGACGTGCCTCAACGCGGCTGCTCGGTGCCATCATCACTTCTATCAATTGGATAGTGGCAGGTTCGCATACCTTGCAGGCGACTCATGGTATGAGGGCAGTGGTCGCAACGCACTGAACGCACGGCTTCGGACGTCTGGGTTCGATGAGGAGTCAGCGAAGGGGATGATCAACGCACTACCACCAGCGCGGGACATCGTATTCAATCCCAACTCCACCCAGCCCGTCACCCTTGACCGAGGTAACACATGGCTCAATCAATTTAGGGGGCTGCCGCTGGAGCCAGCGGGTGGGGACAGCACAGCATATGTCTGGCTGCTCCACTGGCTGTGCGGTCAGAACGAAGAGGCTTTGAACTATGCCCTTGACTGGATAGCCAAGCCCCTTCAGACCCTGTACTCAGGCAAGGGGGCGCATCGCAACAAGACAGCGCTCATCTTCCACGGCATACAGGGCTCAGGCAAGGGCCTGTTCTGGGGGCCTGACGGTATGATGAAGGCTATCTATGGCAAGATGCAGACCGAGCTAATGCAGGAGCAGATGGAGGATAAGTTCGCGCCATCCACACTCACCCGCTCACTGATGGTAGTGGCTAATGAAGTGGCGTGCTCAGGCTATCGGGATGCCAAGACCTTGAACAAGATAAAGGCGTGGATAACTGAGCCGACTATCATGGTGCGCCGCATGCACAAGGCAGGCGAGGAGTATCCCATCTGGTTCAACATGGTGCTGATGAGTAACGACACCATGCCCATCCGGTTGGAGCCGGGTGACCGCCGCTATAGTGTATTCAATCAAGAGGATAAGCTTGACCCAGGCGTCATTGGTACACTGATAGATGAGCGCAACGCCGGGTGGCCGGGTGCTGCAGCCTTCTTGAAGGAGTTGCTTGGCCGCACCATAACGCGGGACCTTGCTGTCCCCTGTGTTAGTGACGCACGCATGTTCTTGTTGGATGCATCCAAGCCTAGCGAGCAGCAGTTCGCTGAGCTTGTAGCTGACCTTGGCATGTCCACTGTGGCCAAGGACTGGGAAGCTGCGCTAGGTGACAAGCGGCAAGGTCCATTCATGGATTCATCCAAGGGATTCATGAGCAGTGCCCACATCCATGAGATCTACAAGTTCTGGTGCTCGCAGCATGGCATCAACTTCCCAGTACGGTGGCCGCAGCTAAAGAACTCAATCCTCAGATGCATGCCGAAGACAAGGCCAGTGACCTACGCGCTCGGCTCGTCACGCAAACGCGGCATTGCCAACCTCCCAATGGGTGGCGACAAGAATCTATTTCTACTGGAATCTAATAAGAGTTAGTCGGCGGCGGGCTGGGGTGCTCTGGTGGTAACGGCGTAAGCATCTGCGTCGGCTGCCGATGGGCTCTTGAGGTGCTCTTGCATTGGCTGCTCCCTGTAGCTGCCTCGCTCGATGCTTCTTCGCTTGCCCAGGATAGACGCCAACGCCTGCGCACAACTGTCGCAGATATCTTGTGTGTCTGGCTCTTCATCTTCTTCTCTCCATAGTTTGAATCGTCTCCAGCCAACTAGGGACTGGGTATTGTAGGTTACTCGTGAACAATTGTCACATTGATACTTAGTCTCGGTACTTCGCAAGGTTGACTCCTTTGGAAGGCCAGTGGCCCATCCGCTTGAAGTACCGCCTCTCCTCTGGCTTAGCTGACTCGCATTTTGTTTTGTGCCGGTGGTTGCCGTCCCGCCTGGCCCTGATTGTGCTTGTGCGTTCTAGAATAATCCCGCACGTGGGGCATTCATACATCTTCTCTCCCTATTGTTTCTTGTACTCCCACCACTCGCCCACTATCTCGAGGAAGTCCTCCAAGTTGAGCGTGACAAGAGCGTCTTCCCTGTTTGCCTTTGTAATCGCGAGTGAAACCCGATGCTCTGGACAGGCATCGCTTGCTTGCTGATACGCAGCCCTGATATTAGGGCGCTTCATGCGCTTAGCCTCAATCCAGAACACCGGGCACTCGACATCTGGAACTTCAACACCAGACCGATACTGAAGACCACGCTTCACGTCGTCATCATTGAATACCTCTCTGAACCGATGGACCAACTCCCTCTCGAAGTCATGGCCCTTCTTCCTGTTGTAAGCTCCGCTAACCATTAGTGGATCACCTCAATCTTAGGTTGCTCATCCGCCGCCAAGCAGGTCAGCACCCCCTCGACAGCGCCCGATGTCCAAGCCAACTCACCCATAATACTATGAGCCTCGTTCACTTGGTCCGCCGGGATGTTGTGCTCTTTACTAAGGGTCTCTTTCATCTGAACAATCTTGTTAGCCAGCGCCATAAGCAAGCGGTCCAATCTACCCTGAGGTGTGTCCATGTCTCTGTCCTTATTAGAAGGGGATGTCATCGTCGTCAAACTCCTGCACCGGGGTGCTGCCCTTGGTCTCTGCGACCAGGTTATCAATGTAAATATTCTCAAAGTCATTCTTAGTCTTCTTAGTTATCTTTACCTTGCGGTCCAAGAAAGACTCAAGCTTCAGGTCACTGAGCTTATCAGGCAAGTCGATGCCGCACGCGGCCACGTCCTGCTTGAGGAACTTCATGTTCTGTGCGTTGGCAAGCATGTTGCGCTTGAATATCCACCGCCCCTCATGAGCCCCACTGGTCACGATCAACACCCAGTTGAGGTAAGGGTTGCCGCTCTTAGACTCACGGAACTCTACCTTATCAACGACGCACACGTAAGGTCCGTCAGGCACAGGTGTGTATTCCTGTGTTGACCCCGAGCTACCGACGTCAGCGTCAGCCCAGTTACCATCCAATGCACTCCAGTCAAATGCTTCACTCATTTCTTTTCTCCATTCTTGCTAGCCTTCCCACTGAATGTAGAGGAAAGGGAATCATAACTTAGTGGCAACGTTTCAGGAAGCTTTCCCGAGCGGTCGCCGGCAATCCACCGCTGCGATGGCTTAGTACGAAGGACGCGAGAGCCATCGCTATCCACATCTGCGAACAACAACAGGTCACTCATACCCTCAACGATATTGCGTGCTGACGGCGGGAGGGTGGGTGCCCATCGCATGTGCTTACCCGTGCGGGTATCCACCTCAATCTCCTTAGCATGGCTGATGAGTACCAGCCCAAGCTTGCCACCCTTCGACGTGCGAAGAGTACCAATGCGAGCCAACACCCGCCGGAACTCATTGTTCACCAGCGAGAAGCCCTTGCCATAGCTCAGGTCAGAGGGGTGCTGAACCTCTGCCTTATCACACACTGCTGACTGACACTGCAGGTAGAGGATGTCCACCGTGTCCACTACCAGTGTCTCCACCTGTAGCGGGTCGCTTGCCAGTGCAGCACCCAGTGAGAGGAAGTCCTTCCACTCATTGATTGGAATCTGATACACGTTGAGGTGGTTCAGACCAGGCTCGGTCGCCGCAAACAATGCCCCTGGAAACTGGCTTGCAAAGGTAGACTTGCCTATCTTAGGTGCCCCGTAGATGGTGACAACCTGGTCACCTAAGCCCAGGGTCACGCTTGTTTTCT